ACTGTAACTTTCAAAGTCAGCAGCCTGTCCATGACAATGCTGACTCCTATCGGAACCACCCACTGCCTTATTCAAGTCTGGGCTACGATAGCCCGAGTTTACTGTAATAACTCCAAATTCATCCCTGACAGGTTGAAGCACATGAATCGCAAGATGAGTCATGTTCACCAAATGTTCAAGATCCTTTGGAGTATTATCTATACCAGCTCTTTCAGCAGTAGAGGATTTTGTCAATTCTCGTAGACTGAAATTTCTAGATAGTCTCATAATTCTCCTAATATCCTTAGAGGTGAAGTTAATTTATATGGGTCATCATCAAGTCCCAACTGGTTCTTGCCTTCTTCTACCCACATCTGTTCAATTTTACAATCATTAACTAACATTGCATATCTCCAACTCCTGTATCCAAAACCCTGAGCTGGTTTATGCACTAACATATCCATCCCTTCAGTGAACTTGCCGTCACCATCGGGAACCATTTTTACTTTTTCAATACCTAACTCTTTACCCCATGCATTCATCACAAATGCATCATTGACACACATACAATAAACATCATCAATACCCTTACTGATGAATTTATCATAAAGATCTTCCAAACTTGGAAGTTGACGGCTGCTTCATATAGGAGTGAATGCACCCGGCATTGAAAACAACATAATCTTTTTACCACTGAAATAATCTGATGTAGTTTTATCTACCCAATGATAATCTCCTTTTTCATCTTGGGCCCTACACTTGAATACTTTATTCGGAACTGTTTCCATCTTTTTTCTTCTTTCTGGGTTTTCTAGGTTTCTTCTCAGTTGTTTTCTTTGCAGGAGCCTTCTTGACAGGTTCCTTTTTCTCAACTGGTTTCTTTCTAGGTTTTCTTTTTTTAACCTCTGGTTCCTTCTCCAAAGTTTTCTTCACGGCTTCTTCCAAAACTTCATCCGTTGTGGTGATCTCTTTTGGTTGTTCTTTCTCAACTGGTTCATCCTGTAATTCAGGTTTCAAATCACCCCAGAACCATTTCTTAACATTACTCCACCAACTCATTCTGAATCTCCTAAGTGAGTATTATATTTTTGAACGATATACGACCTGACAAGCCCACTACGAACAATGTCACCTATATCAAATTCACATGAATAGAATTCTTTCATCCCATCAATTATCTTCATAAAATTACCAAGTCCTGAGCGTTCTCTTTCCTTGGTCAAATCCGATTGATCAAAGTCACCACAAAACATAATCTTGGAGTCTTGACCCACTCTTGTCATAATAGTATCAAGCTCATGAAAGTTGAGATTCTGACACTCATCAACAATAATGATTGCATTGTCCAAAGTGATTCCTCTCAGAAACGATGTGGACAGAAACATCATAGATCCTTGTTTTTTCAGACGATCATACAGAAAATCAAATTGATCCTCTGTAGGCATCTTAAACATAAACCTTACCATATTATCATACGGAACTTGATACAGTGCAGACTTATCTTCTTCATCGCCAGGCAGAAAACCTATCTCTCTCGTTGAGATCAAAGACCTAACAACATACACACAACTGTACTTTGATTTAGGATCTAATACCTCTTTCAGAGCATGATATAATGTAACAAAGGTTTTACCAGTTCCAGCTGAACCATACAAGAATAGACACTTACCTTTCTTGTATTCCTTTATTACCTCAGATTGATTTTTGGTGATGCCTTTCACATCAACCATATCTTCAGATTTTATAGTGTGTTTTTTACTCATACATCTAAACTATTGCCTGGGTTATTTCGTGAGATCTCTTTTAGCCTATCTTTCCAACCATCTGAGGTATGACTTCTCCATGATCCTTGCATACTTACAATTGACATTTTTGCTGGATAAATTTGGATCTCATCAAAACAAACCCTACATGGTATTTTGCATGGATTCTCACGTTCTGCTACCTTGTGGGACTCTTCCCAAGAGCTCCCACAACCTTTACATTTATATTGATATGTCGGCATAATTTCTCACTTGCACATATAGTATATAGGTTCAACGATAAAAAATATGATCTCCTATTCTTCCAACTTTTGGAAAAGTCTTGGACCATCTAGGGCTTACTGCATAGGTATGATAGTACCTTGCTCCCTCTGTTATATCTAAACCTTTGGTTTTGATTGCGTTATAGGATTCAATTGCTAAGAATGCAATCTTATCTGACTCCTTATAAGCTCTCTTATTTGCTACATTATCTACCTTACCATCACAGTACCAACTGAATTGGCATCTGTTTAGTTTGGGATGGCCACTTGGCCAATGTAGACCTTGATAGACAACTTCACAAATTGAATTTGGAAACTGCTCATCATGTACCCTGTTCAAAGTAACCATTGCAACAGCAAACTGTCCTGCAAATGGTTCGTTCCTTGCTTCGAAATATATGTTTCTTGCAAGACACTCTCTTTGTTTTGTTGCTTCCATAGCAATAGTCTTGTAACTCCATTTTGGAATTACGTCATGATTGACACTTGCAAAACCTACAGGCTCTGCAAATATCGTCAAAGAAAATAACAAAACAATGCTTATGAAAATATGTTTCATATAACCTTGTTCTTCGTGATCCTCAATCTCTATAATAATGATAGGGAACATAATATAATTCACTTCGGCGGATCGTTAAACCGAAATACATTGCTAAATTGTCAGAGGGGGATTTTTACAATGAGGCTAGGTTGCCGCACTCACATCCCCGACATTGGATTTGCATTTAAGACTCCCTAAAAAAAAGATTGTATTATATTTATACATCCTGTCTTTGGTAGTCATCGTTCCAACCAAAAGCCTCTTTGACAACTGCATCAGAGAGTCCTTTGTAGGTTCTATGAAGGGTTTTATCCTTTGCTTGGATAAGAACCTTTGCTTCATCTTTGTGAAGACCTTCTAACATCTGAACAAACAATGTTTCTCTTCTCATAGATTGTAAACTAGGATCACCACCTTTACAAAATCTGTATAGTTTTTTGTACTCAGTATACAATTTTGTATGTTCAGTTCCCTCTGGGGCTTCATTCTCAATGAAAGGTGGAGAACCTTCTGGAAGTTCTGAGATTATTTTTGGATCAAAAGACATCTTACAGATAGCTCTGAGTGCTTCTGAATCGTTGGTTTTTAGTACCTTAATCTTCTCAGGTTTGGTTTTTGCATTATTGACCTTCTGAAAGATTTCACTTATCAGTAAAGTTCTAACTTTGACTGATGGTTCTTTTTTTGGTTTTTCCCAAGCTTCCTGTCCAGCAGGTTGCCGTTCGGTATCCATTACTACTGTCATATTAAAAATCTCCTATGGTTTCAATTAGGTTATTAAGTCTTTTCTCCACAAAGAAATTTAGAAGATCTCTTCTTTTTCCTTGTGGCTCTTTCTGATACTCTTCCCAAATCTTTTCACACAGATTTGTTGGAGTTTCATTGAGATCTATAAGTTTTTGGTTTCGATGAAAGTTTCTGATTTCCGTTTCAGACCTACCACTTATCTCTGCATTATGTAGTACAAAGTTCTCAACATACTTTTTAGTGATGGGCTTCTGACGAACACCATCTACTATAGAGTTGTCAGCAGATAGAACATTCGGTATTCCATCACTCTTGTCACCTCTCAGAATATGCTCAAACAAATATCCATGAGGTTCAATCCCATTGACTAGTTTCTTAGTAACAGGACTCCATTGATATACATTGTCATACTGATGTAACTGAATGAAATCTTTATCACTAGAAATAATCATGATCTTTTCATTTCTAGATTCTGTTCTAGAAAGATAGCCGATGATATCATCAGCCTCTGCACCATCTACCTGTATAAATCTGTATGGGAATACAGTCTTCAGTTCTTCTTTGATTGTTTCAAAACAACCGAAGATCTGAGTCCAGTTTAGTGGTGACTCTTCTCGACCTGTCTTTCGACCAGCCTTGTATTGAGGAAAATGTTCTCTTCTCCATGAATGAGGTGAGTCACAACAAATGACCAACTCACCATATTTTTCATTATACTCTGTACGATACATACGAAGACTGTTCAGAACCATGTGTCGAATAAAATCAACATCTGCTTCTGTTTGTCCCTTCTCCATTGACATCATAGTAGATGCCATCATAATTTGTGATAAGTCAACTAATATCATAATTATACATGAGGTTCAGTGTGTCCATGAAGATCTTTTATCTTCATGTTGTCAGTATGACATTTATTGTGCTGTATTTTCTTCTTAGGCCATACTGCATAGTATGCCAGAGAAGTTAGAGAAAT